GCAACAATGTTCCCATTGACCGGATTCGGTAATTACGCCACTCATGATCCATCCTCCTCGTTCGGTGCCGATTCGTAGTGGTAATCGAAGCCGGTGTGTGGACCGTAGTTGATGTCCTTGTGTGCTTGGAACAGGCGTTCGCCATCACGTCCGCATTTCTTCACCAGCGCCTTGATCATCTCGTCGGCTTGTACGCCAGACCTGTATACAGCGGGGTCATCGCTGAAGTGTGTATACCAATCCCTGTCGGATAGTATGTTGTTCAGCTCTCGCATCTTTTTTGCATGTTCATCCATCATCCTTCTCCTTCCATCTATAAAAACACACAACCCTCGGCTCTATTGCGCGAGCTTGCGAGTGCTACACCTCATTCAAATGAAACACCCCCCACCCCCACCCCCTACACGATCAGTAGAACCTATAGAAAATCAGGGGCTTAAAAAATAAGGTCGGCTGAAGGGGGGTCTGTGGGGCCCCCGGCGCTTTCGTGATTTGCGTACGGGTAATTGTGTAACGAGTAGTACAGAATACGTGAACCCACTGTTACCAGTACCAGTGACAAGCATTTCGTCCTATGAATATAGTGGTTTGGTGAGGTCGGTATAACAGTACACCGACCCCACTGTATCCAGCCAGCATGAAAAAAGAGCACAGCCCTCGCGGACTGTGCTCCCTTGTCTAGGTTACTGTTGTAGAGCCGAGTGGATATGCTTCAGCTCCCGGATGATGTCCCGTACGTCCTCATTCAGGTGAGAGGGGACTCGGGTGTAGAGGTCCTGCATCTGGTTATAGATGAGTTCCTCCAGTGAGTGCAGCGCGTCGTAATCCATGGTTACCTCCGGCCTTCACACAGTGGTTCGAGCACGGGTGTTACAGGCTTGTCGGCAGGTTTGCGAACAGCCCCGGTGTCGATGGTGGCGAGCAGGCGCTCAGCTTCCTGCATGGTGACGAACGTGGCGATGCGGATCGGATCGTCCAGCGTACTGTCCTCGTAGTACACGTTCCAGAGGCCATCCTCCAGTCTGGCTGAATAGACAATCTGGACTGTGGCTGACTGCTTGGGCTTGGACAGAGCTGCGAACAGCTTGACCATGAGAACAGCGGTGATGCCGCCGGATACCGCGATTGCGAAGACGATAAATGTGTTGGTCATGATGGATATCTCCTAGGTTGAATAGTGCCCGGGGACGAGCCCCGGGCTGTGGGTTGGTTAGTCAGAGAAACCGATGCGCGGCAGCTTCAGGTTAACAGCCCTGAAACCGGTGACGCGAGGACGGTGGTTGGTAATGGCACGCCATACCCGGGTGCGAAGCGGCACATGCCCTTTCTTGCGCACGATGCGGATGCGGGGGGCCTTTTTAGCACGACGTTTGATAGTGATGTCGATCATGATGATTCTCCAGTGTTGGCTAATGTTGGGTTGGGCACGTCCTTGTGCGAAGTACAGTCCTTACAGGGGACGATCTGCGATGACGACGGGCTTCAGGTCGTAACGACCGTGCTCAGGCTCGTTGTCATGCCCCTTTGTATAGTTGAACCAGATGTTCAGCTTGCGGCCCTTGAACTGCACGTAGCCCTTGTGAGCACGCGCTTCCAGCTCTGCCGGGTCGTCCACAGCCTTGACTACAGGGATGTAGGCTATGGACTTGCCGCCGATCTTGCGGAACGCGACGCACAGGACGTCGTCCTTTACGCCGAATGCTACGTCGTGTGTTGCGGCCCCGCCGGACTCAGACCAGCGGCCCTGCCATTTATCACCACGGCTGAACATAGCTCCGCAACCAGCACCGTACTCAAATTCATCTGCCTTGCTCATAATTACTCTCCTAGGTTAACTACTGGCACAATTGCCAAGACAACTAGGCTCTAGTGCCCGAGCTTGCGAGGGCTGAGCACGGTGTGTGGGATGTGGGGGTTAGCGCAGTGACCGGAGCAATACGCCAGTATTGCGTAGGGAGCGAGCACGGTGTTTCGTTCTCGTAGCAATACGCCAGTATTGCGGAGAGAAGGAAACACGGTGTTGGAAAAAGTTTCGGTGTATGGGGTGTGGGGGTTGTGTTTCGTTCTCGTAGCAATACGCCAGTATTGCGGAGAGAAGGAAACACGGTGTTGGAAAAAAGTTTCGGTGTATGGGTGGTACGGGGCCCCCTGAAAGATGCTCGTGTGAACCCGAATCCGAAGTGGGGTACCCGTGGACCAACCCGTATACACCCCCTCCCCCAACCTCACGGAGCTGTTTTTTCTGAAAAAATTTTTTAGCAAATTTGCACCTTTGTAACTTTTAGGCTAAATTTCAACGCCATATGGCTACCAATCCTGTTCGCGACAAGTACGACGTGACCATTCACGGGCTCACACCGCAAGAAGAAATGCTGGTGCAGAACCTGTTGAAAGGGTATCCCAAGTCCGTAGCAGGTAAGGAAGCCGGTTATAAGTTCAAGGACATGAAAAAGGGTGTTGATCGCATACTCCAGAAGCCTATTGTTCGTAATCGTATCGACTCACTACGTGCAGAGTTGAGCCGGAGAGCGAAAATCTCGCAGGATGACGTTCTGGAAGGGTTCATGGACGCTATAAACGACGCGAAACTGGCCGGCGACCCGGGAAACCAGATTGCAGGGTGGCGCGAGATCGCAAAAGTGCTGGGTTATTACGCGCCGGAGCGCAAGGAGATCGAAATTTCCAAGAAACAGCAGCAGGCTCAGGAGCAGTTGGCTGCTTTGCCGGAGGATGAGCTGCTCAAACTCGCGGGTGACGATGCGATTGACTGCGAATTTGAGCTTGTAAGCATCGGATAGCCTGTGGCAGTGTCAGAAAAAGAAGCCGGGTATCCGTCAGAGCTACCCGCGAAGCTTCATACCAAACAATGCATCCGCTGCGACAAGAAATTCACGTCAATTCAGCGCGGATTCAACAAGAAAACCCCCCACACAAAGCCCACCGAGTACAAGACTGTTTGTATTGTGTGCGAACACAACGAACACGCGCTCGAAGACTTCAGAAAAGCCGCTGACAGCCGTCAGTACCAGAAACTTTTCCGCAAAGAGGTGAAAAGAGCAGCCAAGGCGGCTGCAGATGCGCGTGCAAAACGCCAGCTGGATCAAAACAAGATCGTTAACAGCAAGGCGCTCGCGCAAAAGGAGATCGCACGGAGGGAATTGGGTCGACGCAGACTTATAAACTTCATAACGAGGTTCAATCCGAATTACAAAGCGGGATGGGTGCACAAACTGATTTGTGCGAAGCTCGAATTCTTCAGTAACGCTGTCACGCTGGAAATGGGACCCCGGATGCTGTTTTTCATGCCTCCGCGACTGGGTAAAAGCGAGATCGCGAGTAAGAATTTCCCCGCATGGCACCTCGGTCACAACCCCACGCACGAGATTATTGCTGCGTCATACGCCCAGTCGCTGCCGATGGGGTTCTCGCGCAAGATAAAGAACCTGATTCAGGAAGACAGCTACAAGGCGATGTTCCCGGACTGCCGGCTGGACCCGAACGCGCAGGCAACAGAGGGCTGGTACACCACCAAGGGCGGCTGTTACATCCCGGCGGGTGTCGGGCTGGGTATTTCGGGTAAGGGTGCGCATGTTTTGATCGTCGATGACCCGATCAAAGATATGCAGGAGGCGGACTCGGAGCTGGTACGGCAGAACGTGTGGGACTGGTGGGACTCCACGGCAGAGACTCGTGTCTCCCCGGGCGGCGGCGTGCTGGGAATCCAGACCCGGTGGAACGACGACGACTGGAGCGGCAGGCTCCTGACGCAGGAGACACAGGCGCTGCACGAGATCGAGGACCAGCGTAACGAGCTGCTGGAGATGATCGGTGCCACGCAGGACGTCAACAAGAAGGAAGACCTGCGTCACAAGCTGAAGGAAGTGGATGACTCGGTGGCGGACGTGGTCAGGTGGGACGTGTTGTCTCTGCCAGCCCTAGCCGAGCACGATGAGTACGTAACCGATGACGGCCAGCTGCTGTACGAGAAGCAACCCGGCGCGAGAAGGGTCAGGAAGAAGACCGAGGCGCTGCATCCGGAACGCTATAACGAGAATTTTTTCCGCAGGAAGCGCAAATCCTCGCAGCCGAGAGTCTGGTCTGCACTGTTCCAGCAGAACCCGGTACCGGAGTCGGGTGTGTACTTCACGGCTGACATGTTTCGTATGGAGCCGCACGTTCCGAGCTATGCGAACTGGAACATTTACGTGGCGTGGGACTTGGCAGTCGGACAGAAGCACACCAACGACTGGACGGTCGGTGTTGTAGGTGGACACGACTTTGATGATAGGATACACATCCTGAACGTAGTCCGGGTACGCACGAAAGACATCGCCGGGGTGGTGTACGGCACATGCAAAGCGTACAAGGAGCAGCTGCAGCTGGTCGGTTTGGAGCAGGGACAGATACAGATGTCTGTCATGCCCAATCTGGAAAAGCTGATGGAAGAGAACCACTGGTATTTCGGTCTCGACGAGACATTGAAACCGATTACGGACAAGTTGGCACGGGCAAGACCCGCGCAGGCGTGGATGCAACAGGGAAGGATCATACTCCCGGCCAACCAGCCGTGGGTCGAGCCCTTCAAACACGAGTTACTGAGGTTCCCGGGCGGTACATTCGATGATCAGGTCGACGCTCTTGCATGGCTGGTTCGCATGGTTGCACGACAGCAAGCACCGAAACGGCCTGTACACGAGGTGAAAAAAGCGTCGTGGCGCGATCAGCTAAACATATCAGAAAAAGGCGAAGGCCACTTAGCGGCGTAGGTGATAATTCATGGCAACAGAGTACGGTACCGTTCAGGAACAATTGGATCGCTACATATACTGTAGGGATAATGGGCACACAGAATACGCCGAAAAGGCATCACAGTGCGAAGCCTTCTTCGCCGGGCAGCAGTGGGACGACGAGACACGGCACGCATTACGCCGTCAGCGGCGTCCGGCGCTGACATTCAACAAGGTAATCCCCTCATGCGCGTCGATTTTCGGCGAGCAGCTGAACAACAAGGCCGATATAGGCTTCAAACCGACCAAGGGCGGTGCGCAGGATACCGCTGACGCGCTGCACAAAGTGTTCATCCAGATCGGCAACGCCAATATGCTGAGC